CCACACACCCATCCGATGAATGGACGCCATCCCGACACAAATACCGAAGGGGATTTGGCTTCCTCTTTGTTTGTGTCTATCTGGCCTTGGACAACCATGACTGCAGCAGCAAGCTGTTGCTTCTCTTCTTCAGACTTGTCAGGCCATATTTTATTAATTATGTTCGTAGCTAGGTCTGCTACGCTCCCAATGCCAGTTAGATCAGCCATTTATTTATCTGCCTTATCGTCTAGTTTATTACGAATGATTTCAAACATTGCCCTAATTTCTGTAGCAAATTCTTTGAAGTCATTACGTGGTGTGTAGTCTTTTGCAATCTCTACACGAATATCAGCAATATCTTGCTTAAGTTCTTTTACAGCATCCCAGAGTTGACGTGAGTACCACCCCATTGCGGCTAACGCCGCCCCTAAAAGAATATTAAATAGTGATTGATATTCGTTCATTTATCGGACAATGCAGTAGTTGTTAGCTCACGCATTCCCATCATTAGCAAAGGCCAGAGCATGGGAATGTACAGACGATATTCAATAGGAAAATATTGACTAAAGAATCCGCTTTGTGCATCTAATCCTGTAAGAAGGGCACCGATAATAGCTGCCCAATATGTCTTAGATTTAAGGCGTTGAAGAATAGAATCCATTTTATACTTTCGTTTTGTTTTTAAATGCTTTAGACATTATACATTAACTCCTTACAGTGGTGCGTTACGACGCCACACATCAACACGAAGGTTTCCGGATGCTATAGTCTTTGACCCACCGCTGTTGTTCAGTATTGATAAAACACCAGTATTAGTAGTTGAGACTTGAACAGCAACCGCACAACCATCGGTATTTGACGTATGGCTTGCTGTGGCAATATCACCCTGAGATGCCCCAGTTAAGGTTAATGGGCCGGTGTACGCGGCACCATTGGCAATAGGGCCGTAAGAAACTGCAGTAAACAGAAACTGTAAACGACCATCAATTTCTATGCCGTTTACTCCGTTCAGTTCAAGCGTGAAGCTCTGGCATGGCATGAATTTGTTACCCATAAGCCGAACATTAGTCGGGCCGGATAGTGTAGGGTTTACCGTAAATGCAGACCGCGTTTTGGTCGGCCCCGCAGAGTTATTTCCAACTACCAGAATGTCATCGCAAACAGTCGATCCATCCGAGAGCAAATAAATATTTGGATAGCTACCCACGGATAGCTGCCCGGATTCATAGACGTTGTTTCCAGTGATGACAGCGCGGCTTGCTGAGTTCAGGAGAATGCCTGCCGCACCGGAATATAGCACGGTGTTGCCGGATATAACGGTGTCCAATGGCTGAACACTTATCAAACTGTCCAATGTGATACCACGCTGACCGGATCCTTGAATAGTGTTTCCGGAAATTACAGCCCCAATACTCTGGCGATAAATTCCAATGGAACCAGAACTTGTATTGGCTACACTTGCTGCACATCCTTTCAAAGTATTATTTGAATAGATATTGTAATAGCAGATAGGTTGTCCTGAGGCACTATCTTGCGAGATACCTTCACGCAAAAAACCTTCCATGTAATTGTTACTGACAACGGTATAAGAGGCTCCAGAAGAGGGATAAACAGCATGGCGACCTCTCGCGTTGGCATCTTCGGCTCCAGCAGTGGTCGTTGCTATAAAGCGGTTGCCGATCACCCGGCATCCAGTTGCATTGCCGATTAGCACACCATAACCCTTACCAGAGTTCACACCACCCCACAGCCGCTCGACGTAACAATTCAGAACGCTGCCCTGATTGCAGCCATCATCAAATTTCACTGCATTGTTAAAACCATGCGATGCGTCTGTACCAGAGAAATGCACACGCTCAACGCGCAAATATTGGGCAACTGCTGCTGCTGCGGTATAGATTGCAAAGTTACTATTGGTGGCGTCTGTCTCAATACCATTTAGCCGCAAGTCGCAGATGTTGACGTAAGCCGCTTGTACGTTGAACAAATGAGCGCCAGCGACTAAAGGCTGAATGATTGAAGACGAACCCGTTCCATAAATCTTTTGTCCTTGGGTTGTAATCGTCACAACTCCAGAGGTGATCGTGGCGCCAGCAGGGATGAAAACGTCCTTACCGGTATCTACGGCGTGTTGCAGTGTGTCGTAGCCTGTAACACTTACAGACTCCCTTAACTTGGCTTGTACTGTTGTCGCTACTGCCCCACTTCCAACGGGAAGATATTTGTCAATGGATGCGTTAGTAGTTCCATCATCAAGTTGACCTTGATAAGTTGAAGCATCTACATCATTAAGCCAACTAGCTAGAATAGGGGTTTGAAAATCTTGAAAAGTTGTGCTAGACATGTAGAACTCCAGAAATAGAACGAGAGGCTATCGCATAGCCTGCAACTGCTGAAGGATTAAATATATCAATCAACAATTTTATATTAGTATTGCCACCTACAGTAGCACAATCGGCAGTACCAAAGTCTGCCATTGGGGAACTAGTCCATAAGTCACAATATGGTAGGAAGTAGTCAACTACCTGATCTGGACGAGGAATAGGAACAGTTTGCTTATCTCCATTAACACGGAGAGAAAGTTGCGGATGCCTAATTTCGTAGTCATCTTTACATACGAATAAGCCATCCCAACGTTTTAGAAGGGAACTGGCTTTAAACTTACGACCACACGAGTCGCAAATTGCGTTGTAATCTCCTAGTTTAAGCCAATTCTGCATAGTTATGCTCCGAAGTGAACAATACCTTGCGGAGTACCAGTACCAGCCACAACTACAGTGCAACCTAGATCACAACGAACTGGAGTGGTAAACAAAGCTCCATTAGAGCCAGTAGTAACAGAACCATTAACTTTTGCAAGGACATTACCAGAGGTATCTCCAGAAGCATTATCGTAAACAGTAACTGTAGCAACGTTAGTACCGTCGCTAATAGCATGGACTGCAGAGATAACTCCACGTCCAACAAAAATTTGATAAGTGCCAGCAGCCTTCAGGCCGCTAGATTGCGCTGTACCAGACATGTAATTTCCTTAGAAAAAAAGTGGGCTATCCATAATAGACAACCCCCTTTAAACACCCTATTGGGTAGCTTTAACGCACATACGAGATGACAAGATACATTTCGCCGGAAGTAGGAGTGCCAGTAGTAGCAGTTCCACGACCATAGATTTGAATATCCGCACCCAGAGGGACGTTATAGTTTTGAAAGATGTTAGAGACAGCGGGCAGAGTCGAGTAGGTCGAAGCCGTACCAAACGCCAAAGCACTAGCATTAACAATCTGAGTACCACCAGAAGCAGTTCCCAAACTCAAAGTAGCAGCAGTAATACCACCACCAGCAAGCTGAGTCTTAACCCACAAATCCAAACCAATGATGGTAGAATCAGCAGGAAGAACAGCCAGAAGAGTATCCACGTTACCAGTAGCAAAGTTAGCAGAGGTAAGTTTTACAATCTTACATACTTTGTCTTTGATATTACTTGTAGCGGAAGGACCACCCGGATTAGGATCGCTAGTTGCGACCTGACCTTGTACAAAAATAACAGCCATTATATTTCCTTTAAATTAGATTTTTGATCTCCTAGAAGAACTTCGTTTGCTTTATCCTGTTTAATAATTAAATAAGGTAGCAATTGATTGAGAAGTTCCCTAGCTTTATCACCGGTTAAACGCCAATCATGTTTCTCTTTCCAATGAGGTTTATTAACATTTTTGGAAGAGTGAACAGCGCCACCAAATTGATCTACTAACAAATCGAGTATAGGTCGATAAGTGTTAGTCACTTGTAAACGAGGGTAGTATTTACGATACTTACCTTTATTTGAAGGATGCAATCTAATACATCCTTCTCCATCTACAAGCCCAGCTAAATATTCTAGACTTATCATTAGGAAATATCAGGCACCAGCGGAGCCGTACAGAGCGCGAGGATCAGTCCAGCCGAACGAGTAACGAGCAGTAGCCTTGAACTTAGCGTTCTCAGTATCCCAGTCATTATCCATATCGAAGCTATCAGCACGACGCTCCATATACTTCATACCATTCTGCACATTAGTACGGATAAACCATGCATCAGTGTCAGTCAAGAAGTGATTGGTAACAACCGAAGGAATAGCACCAAGAGTCTTGATGGCATTCAGATCGTTGTTATCAGTACCAACACGACCATCAGTACCCAGAATACGCTTAGCTTCAAAGATCAATTGGCGAGGAATCACCAAAGTCTCAGGACGCACAGCGATGAGCAGACCAGCATCATTGGTGAAACCAGCAATGTCGATACAAGCTTGCTCAAGGGCAGCTTCAGAGATGTCAGCAGCCGTGGCAATTTGATTAGACCACACACCACCCTTGATATTGGGGTGCGAAGCATTAATCAGAGAGACACCATCACCACCAATGTAGGTACCATTAAAGGCGCGGTTGTACACGTTAGCGCCCAACACTTCCTTAGTCTGACGCATAGAGAAGGCCAAGCCTTCAGCTTTACGTTTACCAATCACATCATATTGGTCATCTTCCATCATCTCACGAGTGATGATGAAACCGAGAGCATACACAGCGTGTTGGTAACGAGTTACGAAACCTTGACGTTCGCTATCATAGGAGATAGGAGCGCCTTCAGATTTCTGAACTGCAAGACCAAACGAGGAGATACCTACGTCTTCTTCAAACGCCTTGGTAGAGGTTTGTTTGTCAAAGAGTTTTGTGTACTCTTCGGGGTATGCGTCATAGGCACGGCCATACCATGCATTGACACCAGGCCAGAGGGCCTTGGCAAATGAGCCACTATTAATTACGGACATTTATTGCTCCTTTAAATATTAAACACCAGCAGCGCCAGTACCAGTAGACTGCGACGTAGCATTGAGCTTAACGTAGTAGCTAAAGTACACATCGCCAGGGATGTTGTCAGGACGATTGGGGAAGCCAACAATCTTCAAAGGAAGCGTAGCCGTGGTAGCCAAACCAGCCGAGTCAAGCTGCATACCAGAGCTACCAGAAGTGGTAGAACCAGCAGTCACAACGAACTGACCATTTTGACCAACGTTAGCCGTAATCGTGGCAGCAGCCACAGAAGTACCAGCATATTGCGTCTCATACACAATGTTAGGATCATCACACACCAACACATAACGATCAGTAGAAGCACGACGATAAATCGGAGTGTTCAAATCATTAACCGGAGGCGTATTGGTCAAATCACCAACACCAGTAAACAGAATACCAACCACTACACCAATCGGAATATCAGTAGCGGCGGAGACACGGGTTACAGTAGGAACACCAGTAGCGGCGCGAGCGTCACCTAGGAGTTTAACTGCATCACCCACCATGACTACAGAAGAGTCGGAGGCGGGGAGGAAATACACATTACCTTGGCCGTTATACGGCGCACCAGTAATAGTTTTAACGGGACGGAACCCATTAATACGGGAAACACTTGACATTAGTAATTCTCCAAATAGTCAAATTTGATAAATCCTAATGGCAACAGAATAGCTAGTCTCGCGTTATATCGAGCTTACCATAATTACCATCAAGAGCTTTTTCTTTGATGGAGGCTTCTTGTCGGCTAACAAAACCTTGTTTAGCTGCCTGGTCTTCCGCATAAAGTTCTTTCTTAATTCGCATAAGATGTCCCTTAGTACCTTGACCCACAGAAAAGATTTTTTTAGACCCTACACTTGTACCTTGCGATACACGTTTATCACCCACATCATGAGTATCTTTATCGACGAGTTCATACCCGCCCTCAAGAAACTGCGCAATTCGATCATCTACATCGTTTACGACTCGGTATTCATATGCTGGGTCTTTACCCTTTACCGTCAATACGTTACGTTGGCTTACGGGCACACGCGTAACTCGTCCCTCTGGGGCTTTGGAAATTGCTTCTTTAGTCATCTGTTTAGCCTCGTACTTTCTTAAGTTCTGCTATATAATCTTTTTCTGTCATAGCACCTGAGCGAACAAAGGTGTTCATAACACGACGTTCTTCGTCGGTCAATGTAAAGGAACCGCTAGATCGACCAGCCGTACCCTTACCTGATTCTACTGCTCCGGGTTTATCCTGATTAGGATTACGGAACTTATTCGGAAACTCTTTACGAACTTCAATAGCTACTTTCTTGAGTACCTCTGAAGGAGAGTTGCCAGCTCGTGCAAGCTCTTGTCCCAATGTATCAGCGAACGCTTTCATTGGGGCCGAAGATTTATACCAAGCATTTTGTTCTGTCCAAGCCACAAACTCAGGGTGCTCTGCACCGGAGTCTTCTTGAACATTACCTGGTTCATTTTGCATTTGCTTTACTTGTTCTTTAACAAGTTCGATGCGATCTTCAGCAGCAAGAACTGCGTCAGCATCACCATCTTCTAGGGCTGCTTTCTTCTGAGCTTTCAACGTCTCTAGAGCACGTTTATATTCAACATCACGCACTTGGCTGTGAAGTTTTTTCATCTCATTCAGAGCAGAGCGAACATCTTTAAGTTGTTTAGATTGATCTTCAATCTTCTTAAACAGTTCACCACGACGCAGGAATTCACCTGCCTCAACCCACTTATGTTCTTCACCAGAAAACTCTTCTTTAGGAACCCAACCGGATTCCATTGCTTTAAGTTCAGTCTCTGTATGCTCTACAACATTCTCATTGTCATTAGTAATTTCGTCAGCCATTTTATTCTCCGGTAAGGATTGCCACAATGTCTTCGTCATTCAACGCGACATATTCTTCTTCATCTTTGGGATCGGTAATTGTCTTGCCACTAAAACGGGCAAAGGCAACAACATCACCAACTGCAATAGGAACGTCAGTATGGAAGTCTCGATAAGCCGTAGGGCCAATCGCAACTACAACACCTTTATCAACTCCAGCTTGTGCTCGCTTAGTATTCTCATGTTCTGGGATTACTAAACCAAGAGCTTCTGCTCGTTGATATTCCTTATGTGCTTCGTTAAGCTTTTGCTGCTTAACAATAATTCGATGTAGGAGAGGTACAATCATTCTGTTTCCTCAAACCAATCAGTATCCATAATATCACGAAGAGCTTGAATAGCTCCCACTTTCTTTAGGGCCATATCGTCCCCAGCATTGTAGCTGAGTTCTTCTTTGAGCCCTTCAATACGGTTGGATACCGCAGTGAAGAAAGCTTTCGTAATAGGATACGATTGCCAGTCTTTAAAATCGCTTTGATTCATTTACTTTATTTCCCTTTGGAAGGTTGTTTAGCGGCTTTTTGTCTTTGTACAGCAGCCATACGCTCTTGATGCGTCATCTTTTGAGCATGTTGATGCTCGTTGTGGACAATCTTTTGCCTATGTGCTACTTCACTTGCAAGTGTTTGCTGGATAGCGGCCTGCTTATCCTGAGCTACTTGCATATTGGCTGTATGTGTGGCAATTGCCGCATGGATACTAGCCAACATCTCTTTGCTCCTAATCTCATGGTCAGCACGCTGTGCTTCCATAGCCTGCTTAAATTGAGCATCACGTTGTTCAAGTTGAGATTTGAACTGAGCCTCTTGTTGTTTAATAACAGAAGCTTGTTGTATTGCCTGTATTTTAGCTTGGCTTTCCAAGACCTTAGGATTGGGTTGCTGAGGAACTTGACCAGTTTGTGCCACTTGAGGATTAAGGAGGTCTTGTAGATTGGGCTGCTCTTGAGCTTCCAAAATACGAAGGGCCACTTTAACAGGATCAAGTACACCCAATGGGAGTAGTTCTTGCAAACCTTGTGCTTTAATAAGTTTCTCTGTCTGGCTAATTGCTGTAGGATCAGCACCAGGACAGATTTTATATTCAGTTGCATTAAAGTCATCTGGTCCAACGGTGATACCAAGAACTTCTTGATAAGTGTTAGGATTGAGATAAGTATAATTC